TTCTTCAGCGTATGCTTCTTTTCGTTAAAGAAGTCCCTGAACACGAACAACATCGTATGCGTCTTGAGCAACTTTCTAAGGCAGGAACCTTTGAAGTAGTTAATCAGCCAATTGAAGAATTTGCTTCTAAGTTCTATGCAATCTATACATTGTTGCGGAATCACTTTGAAGCAAATGGTCGCAATCCACAAAAGACTGTAACCTATGCGGATAGTTTTAATGATGCTCTGATTTTTGAATATGAGAATCTTGCGGCCTACATTAACAACACAAGCCCTCACGTTAGAGCGGTAGCGCAAAACTTTACCACCCGTTTGATGAAAATTCTTATGAAGATGAGTGTTCTTTGTTCTATCGCAGAAGCACCACAAATTAAGGATGAAAGCAAGAGGTTCATCGTTACAGGCAAAAATGTCCGTCAATCAGCCCACATCGTCCGACAATGCTATAGCACATTGGTTGCGTGGTTGGAGCAGGGCCTCAAGGTCAAGCGTAGCGCAATCGCAGAAAAGTCCTTATTCTCTGTGTTTGTTAAGGTTTATGGAGAACTTCCAAAAGATGAGAACGGTTTCGTGCCTAAGAATGATTTGCTAAATGGTGTAATGAAGTCCGGTAAGAAATCTCAGGCATCTGTCTATAATTACTTCAGAAAGATTCAAAACAAGTTTGAAATGGACAAACAAGGACGCTCTGTATTTATTCGATTGATTGGTGATGAAGAATGAAATGGGAAAACACATATAAGGTATTCGAGGTATCAAAGGGACCAAAGGTCATCATTGAATCTCTTAACACATATGGAGAAGAAGGTTGGGAATGTTCGTCTATGGTAACTGTAGCCGGACAGAACATCGTTGTCTTCTTAAAAAGAAAGATTGAGGAAGCCGCTCCTGTGGATAAGGAAGAGGCTAAACTTAGCAAACTTTGGGGCGGGAGTGAATAAGAATGAATGTAATGGCGATTGATTTAGAGACAAAGAATATGTCCTATGAAATCGGCGGATTCGGAAATACTCATATGTTTCAAGTTTCAACGGTAACGACTTGGGACGGTTCAACAGGAACCGCATACGTTGATGAAGCCGTTGATACCTTCGCTAAGGGTGGTCATGTGGTCAAAAGTCTTCGTGACCTCAAGTATGACCTCGATGACTTCCAAAAGGCAGGAGGCCTTCTATTAGGCCACAATATCGCGGCGTTTGACCTACCTATCCTTCGAGATTCTTTGGACATATACTGTATTCGCAAGTATTTAGAGGAAAAGCAATACATTGATACTAGTAAAATTCTGCTAAAGGAACATGGCGAGCGATATCGCTTACAAAACTTAGTTGAATGTTCTTTAGGTGCTTCAAAGACTATGGATTCTGCTGATGCTCCCGCACTTTGGAAGGCAGGAGATTATGATACAGTCGTGGATTACTGCTTAAAAGATAGTCAGTTAGTCTATGACCTTTGGAAATATGGTCAAGAAAATGGAATCGTGAAAGGATTCTCTGTTGAACAAGAAGAGTTTGTTGATTTAGGAGTTGATTGGTGATGACGACTTGGGAATGGTTAGGATTAATTTTATTCATGCTTATGGTTTTGCTTCTCTTCTTCGCGGCATTTGGTGGTTCTAACGTCACCGATGAGTCCGTCGAAGAATACATGACGAGGCTTATGCAAAAGCGTGATAAAGATGGGTCTTAAGCAGAAATGTTTGTTCTGTGGAAAAGAAACATTAGCGAAGCGGCTAGTCGCCTTTTATGTAGGCGCACCCGGACAAGTTAAACTGTGGGAATGCAGAGAATGTAAGGGTATTTGGTCAAAAGACACACTTAGGGAGGTCGGGGAGTAATTTCCCCCGGCCTCCCATTTTTTTTCGTCTTTTGAAAGTTAATAATATTTTTCATCAACTTATTAACTAGTTTGAATAAATGTGTAATCAAACAGTCTTATAAAGCATCCAAGAGCCGCTGAAACAGACTAGTTCATAAACTCCGGTAGCGGGAATAGAGTAAGTTCCACCTGCTCCCGCTAAAACACTCAATGTTTGGTCAACGATTGTATCTGAACCATTTGCTGTAATAGTTAATGCTTCGCCGCTAGCGATAGCAGTAACAATAAATTTAAAAACTAATCCTTCATTACCTGACGTTGCTGGTAAAGCACCATCTAACTGTGCGCTTCCCGGTGGAGTTCCTGTAACTGTTGAAACTCTATAAATGGTGTCTGTATCTGCAAAATTGAAGTTATTGCTAGGTGGTCCCGGTGTTGCGCCTGCACTAGTAACTAGAGCAAGTTCATACTGAATAGATTCAACTAAAAACCTATCACCAGAAACATCCCCTCTAACGTCTAAATGATTTGTTGGAGTTTCAGTCCCAATTCCCAATCTTCCATTGTGGTCTAGAGTCATATTCACTTGAGGAACAGTTGAAGCACCTGCGGTATTTGCGGTAGTTGCGAAGCCAATAGCCATACCACCTTTAGTGTCGGCAGTATAAGATTCTCTAGCAACAGGAACAATCGCTGCTAAGAATTTTGGATTTTCAGTAGTAAAGGCACTATCTGTAGACATAAACTTGATTGGAACACCAAACTTTGAACTAGTGTTCATACCGGCAGCAGATAACTCAACACCGCCCATTGTTCGGGTAAGTGCGCTATCACCTGCGGAAGTGTCTTTGACTCTAATGATGTGACCTGAACCTTCAACGTGTAAAGCAGTATCGGGTGAAGCAGTTCCAATACCTACCCTATTATTTGCACCATCAACATGTAAAGTAGTTCCATCAACTGTTAAATCTTTACCTGAAGCAATCGTTACATCTCCGCTTAAAGCCAATGTTGCTTCTCCTTCAACAGCAGCAATGGCGCTAGCATCCGAATAAGCAGAAAGGTCGGCAATAGACTGAGCAGTAACAGTTTTAACTTTATCAGAATCATTAGTGTCCTGAACAATTACCTTATCATCTGTAGCAACTGTAGCGGTAGGTAGCGTATCTAGTTTATACAGACCCGTCATTGTGATACCGTTAGCATCACCCGTTAGTGCGCCTGCTTCAGTATATCCTGAATTATCATAAGCAACACTAAGAGAGTTTTCTTTCTTTCCTGTTCCAAAATATTGAATTTGCATTGGGTTGCTACCCGTATGTGCAAGAATAGCAATAGGAACATCACCGGCAGTAAAGGCAGGAACTTTATTTGCAGCAGCAGGATTAATTACTGCTAAAGCGGAAGAACGAGCAACTAACAAGTGATAACCCGTAGTGTATGTTGTTGATAGAGAAACTCCACTTCCTGAAATTGCTACCCTTTTTCCATCTCTTAAGACTACACCTGCGGCAATAGTGGCGGAAGTTGCGGTAACAGAAGAAGCGTCAAATCCGCTAATAACGTAATTTCCTGCTACACCTAAACTAAGTGCCTTGATTAAACCCGTGTGTGGATTATCCACACCATCTTCAATTTGTGTTAAAGAACCTGCTGTAGCCATTTGGCTATAATATCCGGGATTGCTTACCATATCATTCCACCTCAATAACGAAGAAAATTTCTAAAGTTTCTGTTGATGTAAATGGCCCTACGCCATCAAATGCTTCGCGGCCAAAAAGTAAAGACCCATCAAAGAATCCTGCTTCACGAATCACTTTTCCGGGAATAGCGGAACCCGCAACACTCAATTTAACTTCAACAACGTTTTCAGTTGATTGGTCATTAGTTACTGTAACTGTAATTGAACCAATTGGAACATCTAAATCTGTAGCGGCAGGACTCGTCGAGTTACCACCCAAACCAATTTTTCCACTATCAACATTGTCTTTAATGTATTTGGCTAATTGAAATCTAAGGTCATCAGTAATCAAAATTCCACATCCACTAAGTCTGTTTCAGTAATTGTTCCTAATCCTGTAAAGGTTGAACCAAAACCTAGAGTAATCCCAAAACCCAACGTCGCACCTGCGGACGACCTCTTCCTAACAAGCAGACGAAGGGGCTTGACCTTAAGAGTTTCTAGCACATCAAATGTCGAAGTATTTTCATTAAATGCCTGTTCTCGGATAGCAGCATTAGTTTGTCTATTACTCACAAGTAACTCAGCAAACCTGTCCTCTAATTTCTTTGTGAAAAGTCCTAACTCTAAAACCATATTTCCTGTAAGTAAGTGTTTTACCTCAAGAACATAATATTGATTGAGTGGGATGTTTTCCCTTCTAATTTCGACATTGATAATGTCTCCGGGTCTAATTTGAGAAATACCTTTATGGCCAACTTCTAAAATTAGTTTTTTGTTTGCTTTAGTGTGAAGTAAGAAAAGTTCAATCGCTCTATCATTAACGTCTTGTTGTGAAGCGAGTTCTCTTTCAAAAACCTCTAAGGTCTTCTTTCCATTTTTCTTAATATCTCTCAGGTTTTTTCTAATTGCTTTATGTTGTCGCCCATATACAATAATTTCATTATATTTGTCAAAGATTGTAGATTCGTTCTTAAAGTCAAAGATTTGGTATTCTCCGAAGTCAGAAAGCACAACATCAGTAAAATTACTGTTGTTTCTTTTTGCTCTAACTTTAAAGGTTCCGTTTTCTTCAATTAATCTTAGTTCTTTTTTCTTAGTAATATAATTGATTGCAGATAAGAGGTCAACACCTTGGAAATTTGGTGAAGCAAAACGAGGGTAGGCTTGCTCCTCTAAATCAAAACTTATATCATTTTCCTCAAATAAGTCATTTAAGATTCTTTCAGATTCATGTCCAATTGTTACACCAACGCCAATATTTGCTCTTTGAAAAGTTCCACGGACTTGATTTGGAACCGTTAAGGTAAAGGTTTCAGAAACCGAAGGAATACCTAATGTTTTCTTCATTTCAGAGAATGAGAATTTAGTTCCCAATTCTGTATCGCGAGAAGTTAAAGAACTCTTATAGGTTGTAATACCATCAGAAACGCACATTTCATAAAAGCCATGAGGAACACAAGTTTCAATATTTGCAGCAGAGCGATAAACTACATTTGTTTCTGAAGATGCTTTTTTATCTAAATCAGCAATGACATACATTGATAAAGCGGCTTCGGAGCCACCTTGATTTTTATCTGTGTTGTGGACAATGAATGGGCCGGACTCTTTTTCTTTAACTAGATATGAAGAAATAGAATCATATGTTTTATTTTCTCCGTTCACTTTGGTATATCTAGACGACAATTGGTTTAATGTAATTGTCTTAGGTGTAAAATCATAGGTGCAAACGTGGTTTGGTTGCATAATTCTATAATAATCATTAGACAACGGTTGGTCAGTAATGATAATGTGCTTTAGAGTTGAATCAGATGTATCGATTTCATGTGAAACAACATAAGCAATTCTATCTGGAACTGAGCCATTAATTGAAACTTGCTCATCTTGTAATGCAGGAATATCGTTAAAGGTGGTTGCTTCATAGGCAACATCATCAATTGTGCCTTCTTCTGAAACTAAATAACAACCAGAAAGACCATCAATTAAATTAAGCCAATAATGTTCATCGAAGTCTGAAGTGGTGATTGAGTATTTATGATAACCTCCATCACCCACAGCAGTTGCGATATTGGTTTCCGTAATCAAGGAAGAAGTGTCATCTAACTTGAGTCTAAATTTAAATCCAAGATATGCTCCATCTGCGTTATCAGAACTAGCATTCTTTTGAAAATCATTATAACGATAAAAATCATTACCGTTGACTAATCCAATTAAATAAAAACTATTTGCTTTATAAGCATCAACCATCTTAGTGATTTTAGGTGAAACAGTCCCCGGTGTAAGATTATTTGTTGAGTTTTCAATCGAGAATCTGTCTAAGAAAATAGGTAGCATTTCATTATTGAATAAATCTGCTTCTTCGTTACTTTCAGCATTAGCACCTTGATAGATTCCAATGACCTGAGAAGTATTCTTTTCATAACTTCCGATGTGTTGTCCTAACTCTTCACCTAAATCTGGAGGAAGGAAAATATTAGCATTTGTTGATTGGAAACTTTGCAACGTTGCAGAGTATTTATCATCAAAGAAATCACCAGAAGTCCCTGCATAATTTCCTGCATCAACTACTGCTCCCTTTAACATGTGAATATCAAATGTAAAGTGGAAAGTTTCTTCTCTTCCCCTGCCTTGAATAAAAGAATATTTAAGTGCAGTTGCCTTAAAAAGATTGCCTGTATAAAAAGCCCCATTATTTGTTTTATTAGCAATAGCAGTTAGTGTAATTTCGCCGCCAGATGGAGTTCCTGAGACAGTTCCAATTGAGTTACCATTACTATCACAAACAAGATCACCGTTAGAAAAATTCGACTCATTAGACGCAGTAATCTTAAACGGCGAAGAAGTGGTATAATCTGAAACACTACTCACTACAGAAGTTGTTTGAGCAATATCGCTAAACTGATATTGGAGCCTCGGAAGGACCGCTTTCTTCTCTGGTAAATTCTCTGGGTCAATTTGATTAAAGTGCCAATCATAAACACATTCGGTTAATCTCATTAGACCAAACTGTTTAAGGCTAGATACAGAATCAGAACTAGAAATATTAAAAGTCTCGTAGTCAGCGTCAATATTAGATTGTGCTCTAGTTACTGCTAAACTATGGTCCTTAGAAGTAGTTGAATTGACTGTATTAGTGTCCTTCTTTAACATGATAGAGTAGTTGGTAATTTCTCTAGTTAACGTAGGATTTAAGATACTATCTTTTCTTTTACCACTATAAGGTTCTCGGTCAGAATTCACAAACAAGAACATTCTAGCAACCTTGGGGTCAATTTGGTCTAAAACGTCATGGCCTCTAAATGGACTTAAATCGCCAACAGGGTCAAAGTCTCTATAAACTAATGGCGAAGAACCACCACTTTTGTGGAACTTAGTGTCAAAAAATCTAGAACCAGAAACAGGCTCAAACCCTTGGGTTTCAAACAAAGGCTGATTTTCTGCACTTGAACCTGTCCGACCAACTCCTGTAATATGGTCATAATCAGACGGTTGATAATAGCCGGGGCCAAATCTATATGCATCCGCATAATATGAAATGCTTGAAATGATTTCATTATAATAGTCTAAATCATAGTCCTCTGACCAAGAAGTTCTTTTAGGCGTTTTATAGTTAACATTTCCTTTTTCTAAATTAAAAATTCTATATAAAGGTGACCCGTATTTGTGGGTGTAACTATCAAAGTTGGTAGTCCCAAAAGAATATGGGGCTTCAAAAAGTAAATTAGGATTTGATGAAGGCGTTCTAAGATATTTTGGATTTAGTAGACCAATTGTTTTACCACCATGTAAATGCGCACCATTAAGTAAGGCTAAGGAATGAGCATAATCTTGTCTTTCGTAATATGTCCCAGAATCATTAAATGCGACTCTTTGAAGATTACCCGCAGAGGCAGTTGCTCTTCTATCAAGATAAACTGTAATCGCACCCCCACCTGCGGTTGAGACTTGAATACACTTCCCAATAAATACACCATCAACATATACAGATTCCTCATAATCATAGTATGGGCTTAAACTAGTTGCCGTAAAGGAACGACTGTTTGAAATAGCGCCAACTGTCCCAACATTTTCAAATGTCTTTTCAATAGTGCTTTGACTATTGATATCAACACGACCTAAAGTGAGGGGAACGTAAGGTGCTAACTCAATAGTAGTTTCTGTATCGCTTGCGCTAATACCTAAAACCGAAAAGTCAATTAGACTATTTGCTACTTCAAAGGATTGATTAGTTCCATCTGTATTTTGCAATCTTGATTGAAAGAATCTATCATTCTTCATACCAGAAGGATGATGAATAGGATAACCTAATGCGTTAGCATCGTCATCGCTAGATGTTCCAACTAGAGCGGTTCCATCATTACCACTAGAGTCTAACTTTGTTCCTGAATCGAACATGACCCCTTTATCAGCAGAACCCTCCAAAGCCGTAGTTGTTTGATTAACAGTATAATTTGTTGCTAATGCTTTATTGAAAACATATGATTTTGCTTGGGGTTTATATAATGCAACGCTATTTCCATAACTAGCCATTCTTGGAAAGTCAACTAGAGTTACTGTTACTGATGAAAAACTAGCAACTTCTCCAATATAACCAAATGTTCCGTTAGTAAATCTCCCAAACAATTCGTCTCCTTGAGAAATACTAGTCGTTGTGCTATTGATATCAAATGTCTTTGTTCCACCTTTTAAGAAATTTCCAGAAGTAACTACAGTCCTACTAAGGTCCTGCATCGTATCATAAAATGATTTTGAAGAGTAAATCATATCCTTTGAAAATAATTTATTAGAATTAACAATAGGAGAAAGCAGTTTTCTTAGATTGTTTCTTCCTTCTAATTTAACATAAGTCTGGCCCGCATTCTTAGAGGACTCCACAGATTCAACTGCTCCATCAAATCTTTCAACAAAAATTTGATAACTACCTAAAAGATATTTCAAAGGGTTCGTATCGTATCCGTCTTCAGAAAAACTGAGAGTTAACATCTCCTTATCTTTATCAGAACTAGTTACAGAGGCATAAATAAATCTAAAGTTCTTTGTTGTGAACCTTACACTTAAGTTGGAGTCTCTGCCTTCAACGATATTAAATTTAGTTAAAAGAGTTCCGTCGGTTGAATTATATGCTCTTCTGTATAATGTCTCTTGCCCCAAACTTGTTAAAGAAGTTGAGTTCGTGAAAATACCCTCTGTCTGTAATCTGCTAAATTCGTTAAACTGAATTGTTGTTGACGTAATTGCCTCAACAATCAAAATTCTAGACCCTACCTTAACTTCGTCATTAACATTTAAAAAACCAGTTAAATCATAATCGCTAGTTACTGTATAAGTTCTAGAACCTGTGTGAGTATCTAATGATGCCTTAAGTTCAAACCAATCGAAAAAGTCACCTCTATGAACTAAATGTCTAATCCTTAATGCATCTTCTTCAGAGACTTTCTTTGGAACAATTCTATTGTTATCAACAATATTTACGTTAGCAAAACCTGACCTAGTTCCAACTGAATCTGTAATTTCTGCTTCAATTACACCTACCGCAGCATTACAAAATGTGGGTGAGAAATCGTAATGAAGATAACGTGTCGGTCCAGTCAAATTAATTGTTCCAGAAATGTCATTATCTACTTGTCTTCTTGCATTGTAGAAAACATCTTCATAATCAGTAAAGTCTTCAGTTGGTAAAGAATATGAAGACTCTTGAGGAACGGGAGTCCCGGCTACGTCTTTGTTTCTTAAAACGTCAGTTAGTGTAACCTGTAAAGAATATGGGCTATAATCAACAACAGCATTTGAAAAATCTTGCTCAACCATAAACGCTGTTTTTAAGGAATTAACAGTAATCGTTGAACCGCTAGTTGCTGAATTATTTTGAACAAAATATTTTGTGTTATGGTCCAACTCACCCTTTTTATTTACTTTAGTTTCTTCAATATAGAAAAGAGGCCTAGAACAAACTAATTCATTTCTAAGACTATCGTTAATACCACCAGAAAAAGCAATAGCATTTGAAGTTAAGAGAGGCCCTTTAAACAACATAAATTTAGTTCCCTTTGGAATTTCTTTTCCTAACTTAGGAGTAAATTCTAAGGAATCTCCCGCCACATCGTCTGTTAAAGATTCAGTAATTCTAGCAAAATGATGTTGATTCGCATCATCCGAATGCAAAAGGATAAACCAATAGTGCGTCGTATTAATGCTAAGTTGGACTCCTTCCTGAGTAAAAGCGTTATATTGCTTAACAATATGTCCGGGAGTTGTTGCTAAGTTAGTGTATTCTGTTAAAAGACCTGCTCCACTTGAAATTTCATCAAATGTTAAATTTTCACTATCGTCTGGATGAACAATGGTAAAATGCTTTGCTGATGCACTAGAAGAAGTATTAGTTTTAATCTTAGGGTTCGTTGGACAATTAGTGTTCGTGTCCGTAGTCGAACCTTTATTGAGAACAGTTAGAGCCATTAAGCATCAGTCTCCTCAAACCTAAGATACATCAAGAGGTTATTTAAGTTAGTTACGATATTCGAGAGAGACTGAAACCTGTCTTTCGACCTATTGATTACTGCTAATTCATGTAGTTCTCCCATGAATTGTTGGTTTGTGCTAGCAGCATTGTCTCCTGTTCCACCTGTTCCATTTGCTCCGATGAAATAAGATTCCTTATCGAATGCAAAGGTTCCAGAGTTTGTGTGCTTTGAAGCAAGTATCTTATTCCCATTTACGTAGATTTCGATTGCATTATCGTTTGAATAATAAGAAACTGCAACGTGTTGAAATGAATTAATATAAGAAGGTTCAACATAACTAGGAAGGAACAAGCCATCCCCGGTGCTTAAACCCGGTGAATAGGCTGACGTTATAGTGATTGCTGAGGACGTTTTTGTGTTGATGGTCCCGACCTTCACGAAGTCAGTTCCCGACCGAGCAAACACGTCTTGGACCTGCCCCTGAACAAAGGAGGTCGTCGGGCTGCATGAAATCGTGGTTCCTGAACCCGAATATGTCCCTGAAACGGTTGAAACCTTATCATAGACGAATTGACCTGTTTCATCAAAACCTTCCTTATCTGTGGCTGCATATTGATATTGGAAGCCAGAATCTGGACTAATTGCATGGTCTGAGGTAAAAGTTTGAGCCGCTCCCCCAATAGTCATGATAACTTGAACTTTATAGTTAGCGGGATTATTTTCATTATGTCCCGTATCATTGACTAAATAAATTTTAAGTGATGTGCTATGAAACAAAGCCATTTTGTGATTTAATCTATCTGCACCACCTGAATCATAAGTCTTTAAATATAAATTACTTTGATAATTTGAAGCAGACGAATCACCAAAGGTAACGGGCAAACCCGGCATAATTTTCTTTGAGTTTGCGATTGTTCTTACTGTGTCTCCTGACCATTTGCCGTAACCATTTACGTCATAAGGAGTAACAACTGCTTCGAAACAAAAAGAACCTTCGTGGTCCCAAATACCATAATTTGTGGTTGCTACGTTAGCGGCATAATCAACAGTAACGAAACCGTTGCACATGACGGGAAACACAAGCGAACGTTGCTTGCCTGTGAGAACGTCATACATGATAACACCTCAGGGTAGAATTCTAGCAACTTCAAACTCTAAAGAGAAATCAACTTCAACTGTATCGGAGGTAAAGGTTGTGCTAAATTGTCGAATGAATCCTTTAAGTCCGTCATCTGTTTCAGCATCTGGAAATTCTGTCCTAAATGGAACGTTTAAGTTATCTAGAAGGTTATTTCCACCTCTTGCGTGGTAAGTGAATGGAATGTTTCTTTTAGTAACTTCGTTGTAACTTCTATCAACTTTGGATTCAATTAAGAAAACTAACTCAACGATTGCTTGATTCTGAGCAACACCTGTTGAGTCAACAGAAGAATGAATAAGTTGAGCAATTTCTTGCGAAGTCATATTTACTGTTGAACCGTGTCTTGTTAACGCACCATCAACAATAAATCCACTAATAGAAATACTCTTACCGGCCATACCAATGTCCAATGCAACTGTTTCTGATTCACCCGTAACTAGACCGGAAAGAGGAACCTGCATGGAAGGAATTGTTTTAGATGTGCTAACTGAAACACTAGTTGCTCGTAAAGGAATAGTGTTAATAGTTGCACCATCGTTACCACTATGTTTTCCTGTCTTAAGATAAACGTAGTAATCCGGCATTTAATCACCCCAACGTTCTAGACGAAACACTTCGATTAACCTTAGAGTTAACCATTCGACCAATCTCGTCAGCAATTCTTCTCAGTTCTGCGTTTGATGTATCGCGTGCATTAATAGTAATGTTGAAAGTATTACCTCCACCAACCATCTTTCTAGAATCTTTGTTAGAATGAACTCTTGAGCCTTGAGGCAAACTAACTAATTCAGGTCCACGTTCACCAACTACCTGTAATGGTGAATTTACTACACCACCATTAGCAAAGAACTTTAGTTTCGTAAGCAGATAAGTAATACCTGCTACGATGGCTAGTGCAATAATACCGGGCAAACCAAAAATCAGAGCAATAATAGCAGCAGCCACACCGAGAATTGTTAGAATGCCCTTGACCGCCTTTTTGATTGCACCGAAGATATCATCTCTAGCGGTATTTCTAATGTCTATGATTCCTTCATATAATCTCATTAATGACGATGTAATTAAAATTGTGACAAATGTTAAAGCCGCAGCAATAATTGTAGCAACGATACCAAGTGCAACAGTTATCAGACCACCAACAATCTTGGCTATACCATCTATTACATCCGTAATATCGCCGCCACCAAATAGCCCTTTGAAGATACTTTTAATACCATCAAAGGCTAGCATAAGCCCAAATACAACAACCTTTCCTACCTTTTTAATCACTTCAAATGTTACAGCCAACGCCTTTTTAATTTGAGGCCATAGACCTTTGATGATAAAATACGCCAAGATTAAGAAAGTAGAAATAAGAACAATATAATAAAGAGAGCCGATGATTAATTTAGAGAAAGCGCGACCAATATTTTTGAAGATTTTAGTGAAGAACTCTAGGCCTTTCTCAATACTTTTTCTTCTTGCTTCTCTTCCTTTATCTTTTGCTGCTGCTCTTTCCTCTTTAGAGCCGCCCATAAAAATATCTCCAATTGCTCGATTTCTTTGCATTCTCGCACCGGCAAGTCTTAATCGAACATTCTGAAATGCCTTGCTATCGCTTTCTGATAGCGGACCGGCTCTCATCTGCTGTCTAAAATATTTTTCACGCTTTTTTAGATTTTTAATGGGCTCACTAGCCTCATCAAATTTTGAGAAATCCGGAGTTAATGCTTTAAATACACCTTTTGCTTTATCTCCCACCTTGGGAAATTTTCTCAACGCTAAATCAATTTGTTCGAATGAAGAAGCAGTTTTGTTGAGAAGACGGAAGAAACCCGGAGGGAAGAAACCATAGGCAAGTCTTCTAAATTTAGCCATTGGTCCTTGAGGACTAGTTAATGTTTCCGCAGCCCTCCCAAAAATTGTTAGTTTTTTCTCAGCCTCTTCAACATCTTTTCCTACATCAGAAACGGAATCAGAGACTTTCTTACTAACTTGTGGAAGCCTTTCCATTACTTCTATTAATTCTTTCATTCTACCATTTAAGGTAAGAATACTAGTCTGAAGTTGACGAATTTGAACTTCAGTAACCATTGAATTATCCTCCTTTTGCTTTTCTTGTGGCCTTTTCTATTTCTTCTGCCTTTAGTTCTTCAAAGGTTTTATGGACACTAAGTAAATCTAAAACTAACGATGCAGGCATTTTATAGATTTCAAGAGGACTGATTGATAACGCTTTTGCAAGTGTATATACAACAATGAGGGAAACAGTTGCAGGGTCGGCTTTACCTCCCTTAACGGCTGCCCTCAGAGTTCGTTTTTTGCTTCATTCTCCTCAAAGGCATCGAATGGATTCGGGAGAATTTCTTTGATTTGTGCGCCGACGTATGGACTTAAACGCAGTAAATCAATAGTGGAAAGTGATGGTTCAGACTTAACAATGAAGTTCTCAACCATGTAGCGATACATGGCGTTTAAGTCGAGGTCAAGATTTTGAGTTCTTGCATCAACTTTCATAAGACTATTCATAGCCTTATCAACCTCAAGCCATGTGGGTTCTTTTACCCAGACTTTAAGGTATTCATCGCGGTCTTCAGCCACTTTAACAAAGTGACATTTTGGTTCGGTTAGTGCAAATAGCACGCTCTTATCTGTAACAATTTTCTTATCGTTTAACATACTTCCACCTTCATAACCAACAAACAAACAAACGTATGTTGGTGGAATATCATTTTTCTAGTTTAGATTTTTTAGGAGCCTCTGTCTTCTTAGCCTCTTTTTTGGGCTTAATTTTCTTTTGCTGTTGGGCAGCCATAATGATTTCATATTTAGAAACCACAATATCACCCCTGCAAAATCCAATGGGTTTTGACCGTGCAGGTATTCAAATTTCTTGGGAGGACGGTTGCTTCAACAACAACTGGTCCTTTATCATCAGGAATTGGGAAATTGTTCGCTGAAATAAAGTAATCTTCAAACTTCAAAGTGATGTTTTCACCGTTTGATTTGGTAAAGATTAATTCGATAGTCTGAGTTGTGTCCTCAGCATCATTCAATAGAGCAGTATAGAGAGCGTCGTCAGTAACGTGACCAGTAAAAGAAATTTCATAGGTTCTTTGACCCGGAATAGATTCCTGAATATTTTTGCTCCCAACACCTAAGAACCTTCTGTCTTGAAGATTGTTGTTCATAGTTAGGGTTAGTGAATTGATTTTAAGGAAGGTGTTACCAAGAAGTTTGAAAGTCCCATCAGAAAAGAAGAAAGGTTCTCTCGTTTCTGCTGCATTGGTGCTTGATTCATAGTTGATGAAAGACGTTTCATCAGTAACTCCTCTTCTAGCATCGTAAACTTCATCTTGAGCAAGTTCGTGAACATTTCTTGTGCTTAAGTCTAGAGTCATCTTAACTTCTTCGTTTTCATTAGCCGTCATGGTTAAAGTATTAACCCGACAGCCTCTAGCGATTTTAACGAAGTTTAGGTCCTCTGCACTTGCAGCGTTGTTTGTCCGATACAGGTTAGTTCCTGTTAATTTAGAGAGGTTTTGTTCTAGTGCAAAGGACGGTAACAAATCACCGTCTTGCTCAGTAAAGGTATAAGTAATAGCCTTACTTAGTGTCGTTGTTCCTGTTGGGCGGTCTAATTTATGATAGAAGTCTAGTTGAGCATCAGTAGCCTCAAAGGGACTAATCGGCGGACAAATTTTATTACCGACAGTTCTTCTAAAGATTGGACCTGTTTCAACAATACCACCAATTGCTGCATCATCGCCTGCGGCAACTTCACTTGTTCCTTCATCCATAGAGCGGATAAGGAAAGAGTCGTTATCACTCGAACCGTGGGCTAATGTTTGTCTGTGAGAATCTGTGGATAAAGCAGTAGCGAGAGCATCTGTGCTGCAAGTTACTGTTGTGCATTTTCCTAAGAAGTAATATAGCCAAGCGGCGTGATTAGAAACAAATGCTAGATTACCTCCACTAAAAGAAGTGATTCCTTTATATTGATAAGTGAAGTTTCTAGAACCACCCAATGAAAGATTGGTTTGCTTCATTTCGACTTCTGTAGTTGGGAAGGTAGCACTTTCAAGAATTCCTAACCATTGGTCAGAAAGTAGTCTCTTTGCTGTTGAAACGGGGGCAGGAACAGGCGCTCCATATGAATTGACTACGAAGTAGTCAGTTGAAGCCGCTGAGACAGCCGGTGAAATTGTGAAAGAATTAGCATCATTTGAAGTAATTCTGTGGTTAGATTGAAACACATCAGATGTATTATACCTTTCTAGAATACAACCTTTGTATAAGTCTGTAATCAGTTCGAAGTCAGAATCGAATGTTGCATTAACTTGAATTACTGATTGTGATGAACCGTCTAAGGCGGCTCCACCATCTTTTAATCCAACGCCAATAAATAAGTCGTTTTCCGGGACGAACGTAATGCTTGCTCCGCTTCCTAAGAAAATGTCTGTGTTTGTCATAAATTAATTCCCCCTCGTAAAACGAACTTACGGGACTGTGAGGGCAAATCTCTTTGCTTCAATGCTTACTTTATAGCCGAATAATCTTTTAGCACGGTCATTTGACTCGCTTCTCGAACCAACAAAAATTTGATTAAATTTGGAACCATCGGATGCGGTGTAGCCACGCCTCGCGCTCTCAAGTGCATGACGGGCAATCAGGTATAAAGCCCTAAGCCTGTCTCGGCCAAATCCTTCATCCGTTCCGGCTCTCTCGTCCTGAACTGTGCGAATGTGCATCGTGAAACCATAGGTTTCGTTTCTCACATCATAGTGAATAGTTGGATATTCAATTGATTGACTGTCTTCAAAGAAGATGATTACATCTTTAGAAGATAAATCATACCGAACACCTTTATTCTTTTGAAGTGTTCTAACGTCAATTAAGTTAGGTTTAGCAACGTGACTAGAACTAATGTAGCCACCTGACTCAAGTGTGCTTGCAGAAGAAGTCCAATTTTGGTCTAAAATGTCTATGAGAAGGTTGACTTCATCCAATGCGTCACCTCCTTAAAAATTTCATTTTCAAGATATTTGTTAAAGTCTTCTTGAGCGTATTTGATTTTCTCCTCTTCGGACATTCTAAAATCAACGCCAAGAAGTTGAGAGACTTCTGCTAACGCTTTCTGTCTTTCTTCTTGAATGGCTAAGAATTTTTTGAAATGTGAAACTTCAAATTCAATAGCCATTTTCGCCACCTTCACAATCCTTCCAATCTTCTAAGATTTGCTTTGCCTCTTCTTTTATTTCAGGAATCATTCTATCTTTACTTAGACTAACTTCTAAAAATCTACGTAACTTATCACAATCATATTCTGCAACGTGTTCTGCTGCTTCTTTTCCTGATTTTTTCTTACCCTTTGATGTAACAATGTGACCTACGATTCCAACAACTTCTAAGATTCTAGCCCTAGCATTTTCACAACAAAAGTCACGACCATAATCCATTTCCACTTGTGCTTCATTTGTCTTGGGTAAGTTTCCAAAAACAGAACTCAATTCTGCTCTGTAATCTTTTTTGATAACAACCCACCAAGACATAAAAACACCTCAGTCAAGGAAATAAACAATATCACTTTTACCCGATAATGTTTCAAATGCTTCTTTGCGAAGAATATCATACTTTTCTTTAGTCGTAATGTTTCCACCTGTTTCAGCGATAAGAATGGTTTGGTCATCGTGTCGTAAGATTTCAGCACAAACTAATTTAGTTGCCGCTTCATGAATTGCTGCCGGAACTCTTCCACTACCTGCGATATAAGAAACTACGACGGAGTTGTTTGTGTGGTATGGGTAGTCTCTTAAGAAAAAGATTCTGCCTTCATCGCTAATTGTCCAATAAGAACCAAGACGACGCATATCATTCTTATCAGTAAATGATTCAATTTCACAAACTGTAGGAATGCCGTCTGTTGAGGTAAATGCTGTTGTTGCAGAACTAGCCCCTGTAGCGGTTGCACTCATAACAACGGTAGTCGAATCACCAATTGAGGAAATCGTGGTATTAGCGGGAATATGAGAATGCCCGCTAAGAGTCATGCCTACTTTTAATTTGCTGCTATCTGCGACAGTTAAGGTAGTCGAAGCATTTACAGTCGTTGCCGACTGTTGAATGGTCGCTTTCAGCACACAATCTGACCCATCTTCCCCGGAGAGCAGGGAAGAGATGGCTAGCCTCGCCCCATTTTCTGAGTCCTTGAGGGTGAAAAAGTAATCAGAAACGTTCTGAGAACCAACAGCAAGTGACTTTGCCGCAGTTGCTCCTGTAAATTGTGAAGTTCCCGAGGGAAACTCTTCATTGATAAGATGCGCTAATTCTGCGATTGCTGTTTTCTTACCAAAGGTAACTTCAAACTCATCGTTAAGTGGGGTTCCATCTGTGCTTGTTTCTGCAACAAAAGATGTTCCACTATTCGGTAACTGTAATGTGACTGAATGTAAATCTCTAAAGTTATCTAGAAGAGTGATAGAAGATTGTGCTGAAGCAATTTCTTCATAACTGTTACCTTGCCAAACTCTAAGAGAAATAATTTTACGGACTTTCATTTGACTTAGTTGAATAAAACCAACGTAGCCTCCGTAATATGAATGCATTGGATGGCGAGTAAATTCAAAATTGTGAAATTCGTTTTCGTGAATAATTGGTCTATAAGAACGCTTTGCCTTATCATCAACCATACCTTCAACACGCTTAATGATTGAACCAACCTGACCTTCTGTCGGATTTGTGAGGTCAGTAAATTCAGGAACCTGAAGCATGTCTGCTACAGCAGTAACATCTGTATAAAAACCAAAACCATTCGCATAGTCTGGAGCAATAGCGGTATAGTCGCTTGGTGATGATGCAACTCCCATCTATCATACCTCCATCAATTCAAGATAATTGTTTCTAATTACTGCTGCAAAGTCTCGTAATTTTCTTCGATAATCTGAGCCTTTTCTTTGTGTGCCTAATGGAAGAGAAGGACCTCTAGAAGCGGTAATAGGCTTATAAGACGAAGAGTCTGTATCTGTGCCTTCTCCTTGAACTAAACCTGTTTCAAACAGGCCGTGTGTTTTTTCTCCCACTAGTTTGACGCTAAATACAGTTTTCTTAGATTCGATTTCTAAGGTCATGTCGTATAAATTGTAATCAGTAGGATAAACCTTTTGAATAAATTTATCAGGATTATCAATAATTTCTACAATATTCATCCCTTCGAATGATTTACTGCGCTCGGTAACTTTCTCCTTACGAGAGTAGAAAATATTTAAAAGAACTTCTCCCTTAACAACATTAGAAATTAAAAAGTTATAAACTTGTTGTTTGACAGAATTTTTAATTCTAACAGAATATTCATCAAACTTTTCATTCTCTTTAACTTTAGAAACCTTAAGGAAATCCATTACTTCATTGTCTTTAAATTTTTCTTTTAACATTTCTTTAGCCTTTGAGTATAAACTATCATCTTTTATTTTATCCCTAGACTCATTATAAAGATTCATTTTGCTAATTTTAACAGGAGTTAAGTAAGGACTGTAGCCCTCTTTTTGTAAGTAATCTACCTTTGAACCACTAATGTCACTCGTTTGGCTTTCTGAAAGTTCTAATTCAAAAGTCTCTCCTTCTGTAATACCTTGCCCTACAGCAAAGCCTCTTTTAATCTTAATTGCATCTCTTAGATAACTAGAAGTAATAAAACCATTTGTTCCTGCTTCGATTTCAGGTGGCCTCTGCATTTGCCTGAAACCTAAAAGCCTCTTGATTTTCTCATCATCTAAGATTTCATCTAGTGTTAGTTCTTCAAATGGCTTTTCGAGTTCGTCATCAGAGCCAATATCGAACTTTTTATAAAATTTCTGTCCTCGAAGAAGTTTTCCAATTGGTTGCTTATCTACATCTTTTACAACCTTTCTCATTTCTTTAACTAGACCTTGTTGGCTAAAGCCTTCCAATTTTTCATTTCTAGGGTCCTCGATTGCATCCTCCAATAAGTCCAAGTTATCAGCAAACGCTGAACCTGTAACTACATCAGAAAAAATAGCACCTAAGACGAGAGTTCTAAATTCATCGCTGCTAGTTTCAATAGCCCTAGTAGCATCAGCACCGATTAGAACTCTCATTTAAAACCGCCTCACATGAGCCACTTAGCCCAAGCAGCACCCTTTTGTGCAACTTGCATTAATCCTAAGCCACTTTGAGGTGGTTCATACGACATTTGACCTGTATTCTGGTCAATCCAATAAGGACGACCATAACCGTCTGTTCCGGCAGGTGGGACAGGATAACCTGAACCGTTCTGCATAGCCCCCTGCATCTGATAACCACCGGCCATAGCGCCACCCATAGCACCACCACCAAATGCAGCCGCGCCCGGTGAAGCACCACCAAACCCTTGAGATTCTAGGTATTGTTGTTTCGCCATCTTTCTTTGCTGAATTACTTCTTGATTCAAAGCAGAATGTAGAATTCTCTCAATATCGAGTTCAATCTTTTCTGTAGTAATTCTTTCGTATTCTCGCATAGCATCAGGATTCATTGTTGCAACAGTTCCATTAATGTCTAGTTTTAATTTAACTAACATTTTACTGACTACCCTTTCTGTAACGTCTTCCATCAATCTTTCCAATGTAGTTAGAAAGTCTTTACCGTGATATTGGAAGAACTCTTCAACATGGTTATCTTGTAATGAAAGAAGATTATTGACGGTTTTAAACGTCGTATCTCCTTGGCTACTAATTGCATTAATCACGTCTTTCTGTCCCATTTAATTCAACTCCTTTTTCAACTAGGTGATTTAATCTTTGAACACTTGCATTAAGGTCATTTAATAGAGCAGATGCTTCGGCCCGCTCATCCTCAATCGTTGCAGGGGTGGGTGGCCTTATAGACCAACCGGCTGCGGTGAGAGATGCTAAATCTTGAGCCGAAAGTGACGTTAATGGTGTCTTTTTAATAATAGTCGGCATCTTAGGTTTGAATCCTTTAAACTCAAGACCGTGCTCATTAGCAAGAATTTGTTGCTCTAACATTTCCATTTGCATGTGAATAGCGGCATGCTTGGGACAATATGTTCCTCTCATTGGTCTTCCTTTGTGAACTTCTGTTAAAGGAATGACTGGACGCAAATAGTCCCCTGCATCCCAATGATGATGTGTTCCACAAACAACACAGCGGTCTTTAAGATTAAATTGCTTTCCATATCTAAAGAACAGAAACTTCTTCTTTTCTGGTAACAATACCTTTCTAATTTCCTTAAGTTGTTTCTTAGGTTTAACTGAATCATATTTGTATTCTTCAATCTGACCCGGAGAGCGAAACATCGGTAACTTGGGTAAGAATGCTGATGGTGCTTGAGCACTTTGCATTCCCATTAGTTGTGGTTGCTGATACATAATAATCAATAATCCTTAATCATCGTGAAGATTCCTTTATACACCATTTCAGGGTCAGACTTTGCAGAAACAATATACTTAAAACAAGGGATTCCTCTATCGTTTAGTTTGCTCATTCCATATTTAAATGGTTCAAAGATTTCGTGTTTTAGAATATCGTCGGTTGGGTATTTCTCTCCCCAAATGTCATATTTGTTCGCCCAAATTCCTACTGCTAATGGAAAGTCTGCATCCTTTTTCTTTTTTCCATCAGGCCAATAGTCATTAATCATTGCATCAACGAAAAACTTCCATGCAATTTGATGGTCCATGTTTGAATCGTTATCTAAATGCCGGTGGTCAATCATAAAGATGACGTATTTTACTTTCCTCTCTCGCATGTCTTTGAGCCATTCTTTCCAATAGATTGCCTCTCCACCAATGTCTGCGGTTTTTAATGTGTGAGCGTTGCCGTCAAGTTTAACATATTTTCTTGAAGCACGGTGTCTTCCAACCGTTCTTTCTTTAATTTGTTGAACCTCTCCTCTCGTTCTCAATTGATGATGTAGTGTTGTTTTTCCAACCATCGTTGCTCCATAAACTCCAAAATGAACTGCGTGAAGTTTTCTGTAAATCGCAAGAGCCGCTTCCGTCACAACAACCGCAAAGCCGGTAAGTAGTGACATTCATTTAAACCCTCCTTAATGAGTAAATAATCCAACAATTGCATCAATTGACCAACCGATGATATCAACGCCAAAAACTCCACCTACGTTACCAAGAAGTAACGCGGCCACGGAACAAGAAATTCCGTAAAACCAAGCCTTTAGTTTAAGAAACATAATGTCGGCAGAATGGGCACGTGTCTGATTATACATGTAATCAGAATCAGACATACCCATAAGGTCCATTAACAATCATATCACCTTATTGCAACTTAGCCAAGAAATCAGCACTAACCTCATTGTTTTGGTTTTGTTGGAAACCAAACTGAGGGACCGTGTTGAAGTCTGTAGTAAATTGCTTTGAGGTTTCAACGAGTTTTTTTCTTTGTTGCTCATCGCGGGACATTCTAGCCCAATATGCTTCAATCTTACGGTCGAGCAAAAATAATTCAATGCGGTCATTGAGGAACAAATCCCCAATGGCTTTCATAATCATGATTGCTCCAACAGTAACTAAACCGAAGAGAACGGCGTGGGCTAAATGAGAATATGGGAAACCAATTCCATATTGAGCGTAAAAGAAAACATTTGCTCCGCTAAGACAACCGCAAAAAAGGATAGTCATAACGAGCCTTGTGTCTTGATTGAGAGCGGCCACTTTAAATCACCTCAGGCGAATTCGATGGAAACTGCAACTGAGCCTGCATCTTCCTCGAAATAAATGCCGTTGGTGCAAAGGACACCGTGCATATCAAACTCAATTGTTTGATTTGCAGCAAGGGTAATTCTAGCAACTTCTTTTCCAGAAGCAGCAGTATTGTCCCAAATCTTAACTGTAGCAGCGGAACCTGCAACTTCAGTAGCATGAATGCTAATTAACAACGCTCTGTCTGAAGACACAACTGCACTCGAAGTCAAGACACCACTTGAACGGCAACCTGCAAAGCCCATTTGGATTCCTCCATTGTTGGGACGTAGCCCCTACTACTTAACCCCTCTGTTTCAAGAATCGTCAGATTTGACGGTTTCTTTCTTAGGTTTGGGTGTTGTTACCTTAGAGGCAGCCTTTGAAACTTTGCTTTTAACGCTTGAAGTTTTTGCCTTAGCACCTAAAAGGGCGACTTCTACATCGGATGCAGAGCCTTCGATTTTGAGTTCCCTTAGAGCGATATCTAGAATTTTACCCTCTAATTCAGAGAGAAACTTTCTGTCTGATTCTTCAAAGGTGAATAAAAGATTGGGATCCGCTAATCTAACGATTGCCCAACTCGAAGGAACAGAACAGGCTTCATCCCGAGTAATCTCGGTCAGCCCGTCTGTTCCAACGATGGGGAATCTGGAAAACTGAGCCTTTTCGCTAAGTTTTACAGAAACCATATTTACCGCCTCAAATCTGTCCGCGAACTTCTAGACGAATTGTGCCTAAGTCTCCAGAGGCCAAACCCGTATTGTCTGCGATAGGCCCTGCGTCGGCCATACAGTAAAGGTATGCTTTATCACCTGTATTTGAGACACGTCCGGCGTAGTAATACGTGTTAAACTTGTTTTGTCCCACAATAGCCACCGAAGTAATGCTAGAAAGACCAAGTGAAGCAGCGGTAACTACCTCGCCTGCGTGCGTAATTTGCTCATTTCCGCCACCTGTATCGTTAGTTAGGTTAGAGTCTGTAGTTAATACAGTTGCAGTTAACGCTGTAATTTCCATAAGAAGAGCGTTGTTTGCACCGGCAGAACCAGCAATTGTTACGATATCACCCACTTCAAAGCCATCTGTTAGGTAACTACCTGATGTTCGAGTAAGGGTATCACCCGAAGTTGCAGCGGTAATTGTTTGAGAGGCTGCTGTAGCGGTTGTTCCTGTTCTGTATGCTGTGATTGCACAATCGGCTAAGACAATGTAATCGTCACCGACGACCTTTGGGCGAGTAAAGCCCTTATGGTCAGCAATCAAGGTAATTGCATTGGTCAACTAAAACACCTCATTGAAGGTTGGTAATCTTACCTTGGCCCTTGAAGAAGGAACAGCCAACTTCACCGATGGTTCGGTAAAGAGCGCGGTTCCCAAGGGTTCCGACACCGAATGGGTTTCCGTTAGCGATACCGTCCTCAAAGTATTGAGTGGGTTTCATAACAGATAGCCACATATGGTCGGTATCAAGGAAAAGCAAGTCGCTAATCGAAGTTGAAGCACCGGTGGTTGAAGGCATATCCTTGACCGGAATCAGAGGAATGTCGTAATAGGTCGAAACACGGAAACCGACTTCAGCACCCTTTACGCCACGAACACCGTTAACAGTCGGAACGACTTCTTTTCGGTCCATGAAACGCTCTTGGCTCTGCAACAGGTCAGCAATAGCCTGAATGGTGTCGTAGCCTGTAAGGATAACCTTTGGCGCACCACCGGCAGTTCGCAGGTTGCGAATCGTGTCGTTTAGGCGAGTTAAGGTCAAGGACCGAACATCACCGGCAGCATAGCCACTACCGAAATCAACGGTAGCATCAAGGAAAGAAGCGGCACTAAACCGCTCTTGGCCGAAGATTTTACCCAAGTTGTTGCTAGCAGAGGTTGTGTCGGTAGCAAGAACACCACCGTCAATAGCCAGCAATTCAGCACGGCTCGAAACAACCTTCAACAAAGAGGTGTAGTTTCGCTCAATGTGGGGCATAGCGGAGTTTTCACCATAGTGCTCCAAGGGCATAACTAGCATTTTGTTCTGAACTTCAGCGTGGTGCTTACCCATGTCTTCACGCATTTGAGCGCGAATGTCGCCAATACCGTCATCAATGGCTGCTAATTCCATAGCCAACTCCGAGAAGTCGAATTGATGCGCAACGACCTTCGGGGAGATAAACAGTTGAGCGTAGGTTGGCGCAATTGGGCCAAGACCGTCAGCATCAGTCGAAAGACCTGCATTCTCGGGAACGCCACCGATTGCGTCAGCACGGGGAGAATCTGCACCAATTAAGGCAGCATTCAAAGTTCCAGAGGTTGCGACGCTGAATGTGTCTCCACTACCACCGGCAGGGCGAGACTTCAGAACTCTCCAACCGGAGGAACTGTATGGGCGCTTCGAAATCATCGAAAGGGCGTTACATTCACGGTTTAGCATAGACCAAACCTTTTGGCCATAAACTACGTTATATAGGCCTTCAGTTGTAGAAATCCCGGTAGCACCGCCACCAAGACCAAGAGAGGTATCGTGGCCTGTGTGGATTCCACCAACAAGGCCCGCTTGCTTCAGAAGGGAGTTACCCGCTCCAAAGTTTCCTACTCCGTATGTTTGTGCTTCTAAGTCTGCAATTGTGTTAATATAACCACTCATGTTAAATCACCTCAAAGGTTTCCTCCGATAAGACGGTGAACTTCAGACCAATCCATCTTGGCGATGTCGTCCATCGTGGGAATGTTCGCAACTGCTTCTTCTTGAGCCTTTGCGATAACTTCGCGCTCTGCGGTCAGAGACTTGCGGAGTTCAGTAAATTCGTTCTTAAGGGAAGCAATTTCACTAGCAGCATCGTAGTTCTGCTTTGCGATTGCATCTTCTCGGGTAGAAACTTCTTGCTCGAAACGAGCAGCAAAGGACTTTTGGAGGTTATCGTAAGCAAGTTTCTCTAATTGCTCTTGACGGAAAGCCTCGTAAGCCTTTTCGATGTTTGAGTTGGAAAGGTCCAAGGTAGCAAGTTCATCGTTGTTAAAGGCCTTTACGACGGGCATGGTCGAAAGAGAACCGGTTGGCTGACCACCATCAATTACGATTCTGTCAGCAGGCTCACCGATTTCGTTACCTGAGCCATCAACGGTAGGGACAAGGGCTTTTTCTTCCATGTCCATGTATTCCATAGATTCCTCGTCTTCCATCTTTTCGTCCATCATCTTTTCACCATGCATGGCCTTTTCTTCTCCATGCATGGCTTTTTCTTCACCATACATGGATTCTTTTTCATCCATCATCATTTCTTTGTCTTCTTCCTTTCGGAGTGAGTTCACTTCTTTCAGAAGTGTGTCTAACTCTTCCAGTGCTTTTTCTAGTTTTTCGGTCATTATCTCACCTGTTTTTTCTTGTTTTAAAATGTCAAACTTTGCTTCCGGGTTAATACCTTTTTCACAAATCGTGACTTCGTGCAGTTCTAACTTAGAAATTTCGTTGTATTGTCCTAATTCAGAATTTGATTTCTTGACTTTCTGTAGTGCTTGTCCACCAATGCTAAAAGAACGAAGAGAACCTTTTCTAATCCCTCTATTAATCTCCTTGGCTTTTTCGATATCATCTCGGAGTTTGATAACAACAAAGAATCCTACATCATCAACTTCTGTTTTGAAAAGCCTTCCTTGTTTGTCTCTATAAGAGTCCACCACTTCTCCAACTTGAACATTTGAATGATTAGTCATTACGTTTCTAAATGACTTTTGTTCCATAAATTTATTTACTGCCTCTTTTAAGGCTTTGAGTGTAATCAAATCATTTTGCTTATCAACGATTTCAATGCTTGCATAACCACCAATCATCAAGTCGTCGTTGCTTTTTAGAATTGAGAAATCTCCATCATCACCGTTGGTCTTCAGGAGGGTCTGCATTCCTCTCATGTCTCTTCATCTCCTTTGGGTATATAATGACCACGCTTCAAGACTCGGGGATGGTCAAAGTATTATACCTGTCCTCGTAAATGTTCCATAAACCTTCATCTCCTTCTTTATCAGCCGGAGTCTGTTTATAGCCTGTCCACGCTAGCCACATCTTTTCATCCTTTACAGGGATAACTCTAATGTGTAGTTTAGTTTCAAATTTATTGCCCTTCAAGAAATATTCATGGTATCCTTCCTTTTGGACACCTAATTCAATATCACCTGCATCCAATAGGTCCTCCCTATCTTTAGATTTAGAAACTTCAGCGGGGAACTTACCTGCTTTTCCAAAGAGTTCAAAGATTGCATCTTTATTTGGTAATTCAATATACCAAACTAAGTTTTCATCACCAAGTCGAATGCTAAAATCTAAATTACCATCCTTTCGAAGATAAATCTTAAACATACCTTTTCTATACTCTTCAGGAGTTTTATATTCAGATTTGATTAGTTTATCTGTCTCAGCAAAAAGTTTCTTTTTAGACATATCATAACTGATACCATCTCTCTCTTCAGCCCAAGTCATCAACTTACGTTCTTTGCTTTCAAGAACATCTTCATATTCTTCTGATTTCTTCTTCTTTAAGAAATTGTGTAGTTCTCTAACTGTTTTTGGACCTTGCTCTTTTAAGAAATTGATGATAGACACGGTAAGTCTTGCTTGTTTTGTTTTCATAATTTCTTCGGCTTGCGCTTTCCACATATCTAAGTCTGCAATAGCATTCTTTGACATTAGGTTAGATTCTTCAAAACCATAGATAGTGAAACCATCATAATCTGATTTAATGATTAGTGTAGCCTCTCCGTGAATGAAGTCAGTAACTTTGATGCCTTTTTCTAAAGCACTCACATCATAGTTTAATGATTTTTTAGTGTCCTGTGATAACATATCTAAAGTTACAATTTTATCAGGTGCTTCCACTTCAGGGATTTCAATTACCTTTGCTGAGAAAACTGTGTATCTATCTCCCGCAGGCTTTACTTCGTCAACTTTCACACGAATGATGTCGCCTACCTTAGCAGAAATTTTGGTGTTAAGGGCCTTGCCTACGTCCATGTAAATCTTGCCTTCAATCTCCCTGAAGTGCTTGCCCTCGCCTTCTGTCGGCCCTGCGCCGAGCGTATATGAATACAGATTGCTCTTGGTCTTCTTAACATCAAGAACAATCAAGTCCAAATCAACAAATTTCTTCCATTTAATCCATTTTGGATTCTTTCTTGTTCCAATATAATAAGTTGAGGTAGCATCCTTAATGACTACGCCTTCAGATGTAGGCATTTCCATAATTTCTTTTGAATAAGATTCAACGTCTTTAATATTATCAGCCATTCTAGTATCTTTCTTAGATGGAAATGCTACCTCTGTTGAGGAGCGGGAAGAGTAATTGTTGAAAAGAATAGTAATTCTATCCTCAAAAGGTTCTTCAACCAACGACCTATTTTCATGTCGCATAATATCGAAAACGTGCGCTCTTAGTGTGGCGTTTGGGTATTTACCTTTGAACACATGAGCGATAGTATCTGCTCTATGGAGTGGTTCATCTTCATCAAATAAAATGAGTTCAGCGTCAAGAATACAGTCACCGTATTGTTTCTGCTTCATTTCCTTTACTTGGCCGGGACACTTATCAGTAATGTCCTTTTCGTTATAAGAATAAATTTTGACCTTATCATCAATCTTATGAATTTGGATTCTCATACCATCATACTTTTCCTGAATCACCCAATTACCACTAAAACCTTTTAGTTCATTCAGGTCTTCAATATCAAAAATACGATACATTGGTTTATTTGGGACTAAGAAATCTGACTGTGCTTTTTCTTCTACAGATTTTTCAGCCTTTTCAATTTCTTTAAGTTCATCTAACTCTTCTTCTTTGTGTTCAGAGAGATAAAACATTTCTAAAAGGTCAAGAGCAGAACTAACTTTGCTTTCGACCTTATTCGAGTCCTTTCCATCACCATATTGCTCGATGATGTATAGGGGAATGTCGTCCACTTCTAGGTCGAGGCCGGGGAAGCCGTCAGTAATTTCGTCCGGTTGCATGTCTTTAATGCTCCAAACTTTCTTAGGAAGAGCATCATTTCCATTCCTTAAAGCATAGTGGACAAACTTAGCCATAGTTTCTGGTTCTTCTAATAATACTTCAAGAACCTTATCTTTGTATTTCTTTGTGAAAGGGTCATTGGCTTCATCAGCAGAAAGCCTCATGTTCTTAATACTCTCATAAACTTTAGATGCTTCGTTGGTTTGTGGGTCTAGTGCATCATTTCTCTCTAATAAATTTTCATTAAGGTAGTCTTCAAGAACACTACCTAATGCGTCTGTTTTTGAACGAAGTTCCCTTAAATCCTCAACGGCTCTTCGCCAACGTCCACCGTATTCTTTGGGGTCTTCACGCGCAGAGAGATATGCTACGCGAGTCTTCTCAAATAAGCGAATAATCTCCTCAGATGGAGACTCTTCTTTATCTAGAAGAAGAGGCATTTTAATCATTCGCCAGTAGTTTCACCGGCTAACCCATAGCCTTCTTTATTTTGCGTTTTAATTTTAGTTTTGTCGGCTTGAGCCTTGGGTCGCTTAACCTTTTCCATTTCTGGTTCAGGGTCATTGACGACAATTTGTGTCGGTTCTCTTTGCCTAAAAACTTCAGCAACTTCTCTAGCCTTTTCAATAGCAAGACTCACTAATCTTTCTTCGGGGGTAACTCTTTCTGGCATTTTACTCACCTGCTAACTTTTTCACAACATCGTGAATTTCTGACCATTCCATGTTAGAAACATCGCCAATGGCCGAAGAAGATTTTTGAATGTTCATTGAAGGAGTTGGACTATCAACGACAACATAACCTGACTTCATTAGAAGGTTGTCGTCATTATAGACGGCTTTTTCTAATTGCTCAATCTTAGACGTAAGTGCTTTCAAAATCTCTAGTAAATCTTCATTCATAGTTCTTCCTCCTTCTTTTTAGCGGGATAAACTAAATCTTCTAATTGGCGATAGAGTAACTCATACTCCTTCCGTAATTTGCTAGCCGTGGCGACAATATCAACGTTCCGTTCGTCCATTGACTTCATCTTCTTTGTGAGTTTTTTGTCAGACTTGACAAGTTCCATCGATTTCAGCAGAGAAATTAAATCACCTAGTTTTGTGAAGTCCTGACCAAAAAACTCAGAAGGCTCTGCCGATTGAAGAGTCTTCTTAAGTTTCTTTCTTTCTTTAGGATTAAGGGTGTCTAGAAGTTTATCAGGAGATTTTCTCTCTTTTTTTAGAATGAATTCTTTTCCGCTATCATAGTAGTCCCAAGTCATAATCATGCCTCCGGTCTTTTTGCGACTTCTTTTCTGATGAAGTCTAGAGTCTTTTCCAAGATTCTAATTTTGTTTTGAAGTTGTTCAGATTCTTTCAATAGAAGTCTGGTATCTTCCACGTCGAAGTCAGGGTCTTCAATTTTATCTTCAAGAAGTTCTTCTAAGAGTTCTTCCATCTTGTCCTCTTCTTTGAATTTTTCATCAGTTAGACTATCAATCACTTCAGAGACTTCTTCTTTTACAGTCTTCAATTGATCTTTTAGAGAATCTAAGAAATCTGTAGTAAAGTCTTCAATAATCTCAGAAACTTCTTCAGTCATACCCGCTTCGAACTTTCTTCCTAGACCAGATAAATCATCAGAAAGTTTCTCAATTAGAAGAATGGTTTTCTGCATTTCTCTTTGTCGCTCTTCAACAATTTTTTCTAATACTGATTCATATTCTTCAATAACTTTAGTGTATCTTTGGTCAGTAATTAACATAAAGTTAAGTCTATCATCTGAAGTAATTTCTTCTATTTCTCTATTCTTTTCTCTAAGTTCTGATGTAGTAAATGTGTCCGGTCTAATGTTCTGTCTTTCAAGAGTTCTTTTGATTCTTTCTTTGTCTTCCTCAGAAAATTCAGAACCTTCTTTACCTTCATACTTAATTTTGATTAGAATTTCAGATAATGCTTTACGCATTTCATCCTTAACTTTCTCATAATCCCTACGCAATCTTTTATTTGTGATTGGATAAGAACCCGGACTAGATTCAGCAAGTGCTTTAATCTTAACAAGAGAAGTCTGAAAACTAGAAATGTTTCTAGAAATCCTTTTACTTTTCTCTCTTTCTTGGGCTAACTTTTGTTTTCCTCTTCCAGAAATTGCTTGAATATCAATCGGAATTTTAGTTTTTACACCATAAGCCCTACTAGCGAATTGAACAAGTCTAATAACTGCTTCTTCACTATCCCTTAGAATCATTAAAATTTTCTTTACATCTCTAAAATAATCCTTATATCCTTTACTATTTGGAGTAATTTCATCAGGTCTTTTGACGAACCTACGACCAGTTTCGTTTAACGTATAGTCAAAGAATTCTGAATTTTTAGTGAGTTGTCCTTCTTCTGAAACTAATAGTTTAATCATTTCTAATTTAAGTAAAGGTCTTTGTTCTAGAATTTTAACAAATAAGTCTTGCTCTTCTGTGGTAGAAAGTTCTTCAGAGCCGAGTTCACCGACAGCATTGGCTATCTGTCCCGCCATTTCTAAAAGTTTATCAGGAACAGGCTTGAATTTTCTTTCAGCCATTAAGCCTGATAGACCGGGCTGTTGTTCTCGCCCCTCTTTTTTTGGCGGAACTTCATAGAAAGTATCAAAAGAAGTTTGAATATTTTTGATTAAGGTAGTCCCCAATTCTTCTGAAAATCTAAGTAGTCTAGTTTCTGATTCTTTAACTCTATTGATATTTGTTTTTAAGAAATCAACAAACTTGTCACTATCTTGAGATGCAAGCCAACTTTCATACATTGATTTACTAAAAGCGATTTGATTTAAAAAGTTATTTAACTCTTTTATTTCAGAGACTTTTGAATAAAGCCTATCACCAAGGACGGTCTTGATTACATTTCCATGCGAAAGCAAGTTTGGCTCAACCTCTTGTTTAAGAAGGCTTTGCCACATTTAACTCACCTCAGAAAGGAATGTTCTCTTTCTTTCCCCTTCTCTTGGAAGGGAGAAGAACTACGTCAGGAACATCGTTAGAAACTGGAATAGCCTTGTGGGTATTATCAGTTGGATTACCCATAGAAAAATCCCTGTTCGGAGTAATTCTTCTATCTGCGTTTGCATTCTGCGCTTTTACTTTTGCTAACTCCTTTCGGAGAGCAATTTCTCTTTGTCTTAAATCTTCAGTCATTTAATCATCTCCTATTTTTGTCGTCTAGCCTTTCCTCTAATTCCATTTCTTTTTTATAATCTAATCTATCTAAGTTAAACCATTCGGTATTGTTTTCTTCCGCAAATTCTTGCATAATTCTAAATTCTCTATTCCATGCATAAGGCTTTTCTAAGAAATAGATAATATTTTGAATTGCTTCAGATTCAAATCCCCAACGACCAAGTTCATTCATAACGTGAACAAAAGAAGAAAGGTCGTCCATTTCCATATCTCTAACTTGTTTTTTCAATTCACCTTTCCACATCAAGGAATCCTCCTCTCGCTTCTTCTATCAACATTTTGATTGCCTGCATCTTCAGGTAATCCTGTGAATCTCTTATCCGGTCCCACGCTCTGCCTCATCTTATTCCTTGTGGCCGGTGGGTTCTCTTGGGGCTTAGGACTTCCACCCTGTAACGCTTGCCTTTGCATTTCATCAAGGTCACGTTGGTCAAGGTTTGAACCTGCTAATGGGTCAACCTTAGCCGTCCCTTCTTGGTTGCCCTGTTCTTCAGGTTTTGGTGCAGGTGGAGGTTTCTTGAAAGTAAATTGACCATCTTCATCCATATCAACTTCAAAGCCAATATTCTTCATAGATGCAGCAAGGTTAATCTCAATCTCACGCTTCCTAAGAACAGCAATCTCATCTTCTTCTTCAGACGGCGGTAATTTAAGTTTCCAATCTGTAATACCAAACTGCTTTGTTAAGTATGGGAATACGTAGTTATTGTAGACGTTCTGCGCCATTTGAACAGCACGATTGGTAACAAGAATTTGCATACCTTCATTGTTAAGACCGCCGCTAGTTGTGTTATCAGCCATAAAGACTTTGCTCACACCATAGAAAGCAGAAATTCTGTCGCGTAAATCATCCTTTACTGCGACGTAATCCATCTCTTTTAGACTGTCCATAAACTTAATCCATTCAATAGCACCTTTACCGTTTTCGGCTTCGATGCCCATTACAGGAATAAAGTGAGGGTCTGCTTCCATCTTCTCTTTCACGGAACGCCAGAAAGAGCGCATGGATTCCATATTTCTAGTTTGAACTGCGAGAAGACCGCGAGGCATTCGACTCTTGGTGTATGAAGAATTAACATAATTCTCCATAGCAATAAGTGTCATGATTAGATTATAAAGAGTTAGGATTGGTGAAGTTCCATAAAGACGAGAAGGACTATATTTGCTGAAGTGTAGAATTTCCCCTTCAATAAAGTATTGGTCTTCTCCATGAGCACGATTTACGAAGTGGACAGGAACTAATTTACTACCACAAGTTTCGCAAGTTTCGTGAGGTTCAGTTGCTAATACTGAACGATGGTTAATACAAGTAAATCCTTTCGTTCCTCTAACCCCATCTTCATCCGAATAAATGTTCATCGTAACAGGGTCGCCTCGATACATCTCCTTAATTCGATGCATTCTAATTTTACCATTACCATCGATAAAATATTCTTTGACCAGAACAATATAAGCGTCGTCCATGATGTTTAAGTCATCCTCTAGTTCCTTAAGAACATCAATAAATAATTGTTCTGACTTGTTAACGTAGCCTTCAATAAAGTTTTCAGCATAAATTAATTGCTTAGGGTCAGGTTTTCTAAGTTCCTTTGAACCACATCTAGCACATTCATCAACCGGCTTATCGTGTTCTTTTCCACAATTTTCACATCTTGCTTCAAATGCTTTTTCCCAATGATATCCACGCCTAAAAGTTTCTTGCTTCAATTGAGTAGTGCAAGTCCTAACAATGACAGATTGCTGATGAAGGGAATAAATGATTGGAGAAGTTACCATGTGCTGATAACTTCTTTCCTGAATACCCATGTTATATACTTGCCTATCGGCAGGTTTAGGAGTTTGTCTCCGAAATAGATTAGCAATGGAGAAACGTCTTGGTCCTTCAGCCATGCTCAACGCCTCCGTCCGTCGCTTGTTCGTCATCATTCAAGAGGGTGTCGGCATCCATTGGTTGAGGCCTACCTGCTTTTTCCCAACACTTGCAACAAAAACCAAAAGGAGCATGTTCTAAACCATGAAGTTCGGGAAAGTAACAACACGTATAATACACCCAATCAGGCATAGTTAGCCCTCTTTTTTAATTTTCTTTCGACTTTATTTTCCTCTGACTTTCTGAAAGTTCTTAACTGATTCTTATACTTAACTAGAAGTCTAGAAATAATTGATGCGGCACTCTCAAAATTGAACTTATCGTTCATCTTAGACTCAAACTCTCTAACTGCTTCGTCAGGCAATGGTTTTAATTTAGGATAACTTCTAACAAGTTCTGCTCTGTCAAATTTAATGATAGTTCCAATTCCCTCTAGTTCATCCATCAGAGACATTTTACAGTTGTCTTTAAACTTTTGAATATCATCCTTATAGATACCTTCCTTCTCAAAATCAAACCCAACGTGGTCTTTATGGTTTTCCCATTTCATTAACTTGAAAAGTTCATCACATCTTTGCTTATACCAATCTTGTTTCTTATATGATTTTTTCATCCGAACTAATTCTAAAAGAAGTTGCGCGTTTCCTTTCTTCAACTTAAAGTGAGGAAGACACTTAGTTAAAAGGTTGTGAACGTCCTCCTGTGAATAGAAGTTAAGTCGGTTAACAGGTCGGGTATCTTGTGGTGACTTTTGGTCAAGATGTAAGCGACCAAATCCAATACTTTTATGCATCTCTTCCATGAAAGCCTTTCCTCTTTCACCTGTTGCGACTAAGCCTACTCTTGGATTAAAACTCCTATCCATTGTAATGTAACCATCAGAGTCAATAAAGGCAGCAGTATAAGCCCAGATGTTTTTCTTAATCTCCGAAGAGAATTTATAATAAGAACCGCTTGTGTTGACGATATCTAACTTTTTAACTAACTGAGAAATAGAAGCAGGGCTTGAAGATTTATACAGCACACCGGGCATTCTTTCATGAATTTGTTTTGCTCCAATTCCGGGTTCATCACAAACTGCTTTAAGAATAAAGTCTTCGATTCTTTCTTTCTTTGATTTAGTAATAGATTGGTCCGTAATCTTCGCAATACTGTTTCTAAATTCTTTCTTTGCAGAAGTCATTTCCTTCTGAAGAATAGCAAACTCTTTTCCTAAATTAACCTGCCTTTGATTTAAGTCAGCCTCCCAATATTTGCAGAGAGAGTCAACAACCTGTCTTCGTATTTCTACATCTTTCATTTTATGAAGTTTATGTAAGTCTTTTTCATTAAATCTCATTTTAAGTAGAGTGGACTTATATGGTCTAATCCAATGAATAGAATCAATTGATTTATCAATGTGGTCAGAATATGCATTGATAAGAGTATCAATAGATTTAGACATACGCTCTCTATCGTCACCCTTTAATTTACGTCTAGCCATACGCAGTTTTTTGATTAAGTCCGGAACAGTCTCTTCTTTAACAATGTATTCTTTTGGGAAAGAATCTAAGTGCTTTCTTGCTTGGGAAGCGTTGATTCCTAAATCATTCGATAATTTAGTAATCTCTTCTAATTCAGAGAGAACTGCACCCGTATCAAGTGATGCTCTAACTTCATCAAAACTCATACCCAAGGCACTTTCTACTTCATCCATGACTTGTTCTTCTTCTTCATCTAATTCTGCTAGACGCTCCATTCGGCTCGCCGCTTCTCTATATTCTTCAGGAGTAGGCACATAATCACCTCAAAAGTTCAAGCCCATGAAGCCGCGTTGGGGGCGAGAAGCCGTTGGGTTCCCACCGAACACGTCCAAGTCATCAAGCAGGATAAACGCTTCTGAGGCCTGATAGGTGGCTGCATTCGCTAAAGCAAGGCTCATCACCATGTCGTCGTGCGCTCCGATTCCCTCAAACTTTCCATTGTCTGTAATTGCAAACATAGACATTTCTTCCACCAATGTGGACGTAACTCTTCTGCTTTCTTCGTTTCCGTAGGGAAAGTGTAATTTCTTATTTTCAAGAGTCATCTGAAGGTTTAGAATAATTTCTTGTTTCTTTCGACGAGTTGTGTTAAAGTCATGAACGTTAATGTCTGCGACTTGGCGTAACTCTTGTGTGAAAGACTTAGCGAACGTATTTGTTTCAAACAGGACTACCTCAGGACGGAACATTGAGTTAATGAGTTTAACTTTTTGAATGTTGTCTCTGAACTGAACATTCTTGGCTCTGTCCACATAGACAACTCTTTTATTTTCATCTTCGTCCATTTCGATAACTGTGATTACGTTATAGTCACCATCAGTTGAAATAGCAGGGTCAACGCCCACAAAATATTTGAAACCTTCACGTCGCATCGGCTTCAGGATTAAATCTTTATTCTTTGCAGCATCTAAGTATTCTGGATTGAATAGACTTGTGCCTGTAGAAATAGGAACACACATGTATTCTCTTGTGAACTTAAGTGTTCCGATTTCAGCCTTACGCGCCATAAGAGCATCATAGTTCCAACGGTCAGGCCATAGTGGTTCATTTAGTGAATTGAGACACGGATATGTTCTAACCGTATAGGCTTCGTTTTCTGCTAACTGTTGGTAAATATCTGTGTAACTGAAAGGAGTTCCGATAACTCGAAGTGATGCGGTGTGGTGAAGTGTAGGAATCATGTCTCCATAAAACCAATCAGTAACCTTTTGAATAGCCGTCATGCTAAATTCTTTCAGAGGGTCGTCAATCACAATCTCTTGTGGGTGAAGACCACGAATCTGAGAGCCAACGGAACGCTCAAGGATTTGGTTTCCATTCGTAAGGGTGATATTTCCAATCGCCCAACCACGGGGAGGCTTATACTTTTTAAGATAAGGATGAGTGAATAATTTATCAATGTCTCTCATGTGAACCATTGTCTGTTTTTGGTTAGATGAAATGTAAAGCATTTGATACGGCGGCTCTTGGAAAACTAGATTCCAAACAACCCAACTGTGCATAAATACAGACTTGCCGTGGTCACGAGAACAAATGATAACGGTTCTTTGAGTCCCGTTCATTAGTTCATGCCACTCTTGAATATAAGATGGGAAATCAAAACCTAAGACCTGCTGAAAGAAATATGGAAAGGAGTTAGCGGACAACTTCATGTCCATCGCTTCTTGGAGGTCTAAGGGTGCAGCCTCCATTAAACCCACACGCCCCAAGAATTGCTTTTTGTGACGTTCCAAGTAGCGTAGCGTTGAGCGTTTCTAAAATACTCTAGAACATCGTCAGGAATGACTTCATGCGTTTCGGGCTGAGTCGGCGTTCCTTCGACAAAACGGAGAGCGCCCATGTTCGTAAATCCTGCAATTTTTGGGATGCCTTCGACTTGTTTTAAATATTCCGGCCTAACTACATCAGTTGGAATTCCTTGAAACTCTCGCGTTCGGTTTCCTCTGATGCCTCCAATATAAGCAAAGGGTTTCCCTCCCTTTCCTTGGCGAATCGCATAGCCACCAATGGCCCCAAGAACAGGCTTTCCTTTTACGACTTTAATGTAGCCATACCATTCATCAATCGGATATTTTTGTAGGCCTCGACTATCTCTGCTTTGCATTTGAAGTTCAGGATTGGAAGCATTCCACAACTCAATCATTTCCTCTTCGTCTGCTAACTTAACTAACTTTTCAGAACTATTACCAATCATTTCCACCAAACGAGGGTGAGATTTGATAATAGTCCACCAACTCATTTAATCACCTTTTGGTGGAATATTACCACTTGGCTTAAGATTCATAAGAATTTCTTGTTGAATAGCAATATAAACTTCACTTAAAAGTTCATTCTCAGATTCAATCACATCATTGGTTCCTAAATTTAAATTTGGACCGATAGCAGTTAAAAACACATAATCGCCATCTTCTTCAATAAACGTAAAATCATAACTAATCCTTTCTGATAAATTTCGGTCACGGAGAGTAAAGTTGAGAATAAGTCTGTCGCCTTGTTCTCTTTCATTCACTCTAAGGTAAGTTCTTCTAGCACCAAAATATTTTAGAGCAAAGGGACGGACAACTCCTTTGAGTTTAGAAACAAAACCGTCCCAATCTTCAAGTCGGAGATAAGAACCCTCAGATGTTTTAATTTTTAAAATATCCTCCCAAGACATCTGAATCACCAAAGTTTCTTGCAGGCTAGACATTTTGGAGTTCGGATTGGACCTTTGCATTGGTCGCAATTATGACGCGCACGGAAGTTCTTACGTCGCTTTGCGCTTCTGTGGGTTCCACCACCACGATTTTTTCCTTTTCTTTTATAGTTGCCGTAACCCTTTGCTCCGGCGTGAATTTTCTTGCCTTGGTCAGTAAGCATCATAATTTTCTTGCCCTTTCGGTCAGAAGGATAAACGCGACCAACGCGCATATCTTTTTTGTCTTTCTTCATGACCTCTTTCCAATCCATTTCAACCACCTTTCATTTGATTTTTCTTGGACTTTTCATCATCCTTAATGGGGCCACCTGCGACCCAAGTATAACAAGTCCTATCTTTATGGCATTTAAAATCATGCATCCAACAATATCCAAGAGCACCCTCTAAAGGCATACACTTTTTCATTCTTGGGCTAACGTCAAAAGCATCACAGTTTGAACACTTAGTATTCTTAGCAGCCTCAACATCAGTATTCCAATGTTCTGCAATTTTTTCCCAATAGTCACCGGGTTTTTCAATAGTCAAAGGACCATATTGAATATGCTCTGCTTTGATAGCGGCATTTCTGTTCTTAGTGTTTAACTTCAGGTCTTGTGTTGCCCGTGGACAAGCCAATTCTTTCAGGATGATTTCCCAACTCATTAGAATCACTTCTTAGGTTCATGAGTATAAATGTCTCCATCCTTATGCATGAAGACTTTGCCTTCTTTTTTCATCTTACCAAGAACTCTTTGCAAATCTTCAGAAGGACAAATAGGTTTTAGATTTTTCATACCCAACGCTCCTCCTTCCTTTTCGATTTCAGCAAGAATTTCTTTTTCGATTTGCGAATCACTTTTGTGTGATTTTGAAATATGATAGCCTTTGTTATCACAATGGGCGCAACCTTTTCCTTTACATTTAGGACACTTGACTTGTGCTTTTTTCTCTCGAAGCATAGCAAAATCTTTTTCGGTAATCTTTCCATCCTTGTCGGCATCAATTCTCTTTTGATTACCGACAAGTTTCTTTTCTTCAGTATCTAACTTTTCTGTGCCGCAATGGGCTTTTAAAATATCTTTCCAAGTCATTTCTTTCTCTCCTGAGTCTTTTTCTTTTGTTGCTCAATGAATCTTCTATAAACTGCTGCTTCGGATGTTTTACCCATCTCTCTTGCTCTTTGTTCCATAGCGATTGCTGCTTGAGTTTTATGTGCGTGACTTCGACCACTTCTTTTAATTTTGCTTACGGATGCTTTTGCGGTCTTAACGTCTTTGAATCCTAGTCCGTGAATTGTTCCTTTGGGATTCTCGTCTGTGTAAAGGTCTGAATGTTTTTTAGACTTAGCAGGTTGTCCTTTCTTTCTTGGAATGCGAGGTGCTTTCTTAAGTTCTTTGCTTCGACAATGCGCTTTGCATGTAAATCCTTTTGTCTTGTTAGGTCCACTACATACACAATAGGACATATCTTTTTTCAGAATTTGTTTCCAACTTTTCTTAACATATCCACTAGCATACGCCGCTTGTGCAACTTGAACAGCCTTTTTTCTTGTCTTGAATGGCCCTCTTGAACCCCAATAATATCCATCTTTCTTTTTAGTTATCGGCAATGTAAATCACTTCTGACTAAATTTCTTTCCTGTTGGAACGTGTTGCTTGCCTTTCTTGCGACCCTTTCTTTTCTTTTGGTCTTGATAGTCCAGAGTTTTCTTTGGAGTGCGTTGATATGTGGCCTTCGGCATGTAACGTCCCTTAGTTTTAGATGGAACTTTCTTTCCCTTTGCCTTAGCGCGGTGTTGTTCTTGGCTTCCCCATTCCTCATTTGTCCATTGGGTAAGGTCACGTTGCCTCTTTGACTTGGCCTTAACAACCTCTCTCCAATCAGTCACGATAGCCGCCACCTGCTTTTTTATAGGCTTGGGCCAACATTTGTGCTTTTCTCGCAGACCATTGACCGGGCGCACCGCCTTTTCCTCCGCGCTTGATGCGATTAAAAATACGGCGTCGAAGACCGGGCTTCGTATAATTTCCTGCCTGATTGACGGTGGACTTACGCTTTTTCTTCTTCTTTAGAATTTCTTCCCAAGACATTTAATCAAACCTCCCTGACTGATTCTTTCTTTCTAGTTCTCCTAAAATTAATCGCATAAGTTTTTGCCTATCTTTAGGCTTATTCATTCCCATTTCAAAATATGCACGAATAACTCTTTGGTTATCTTTTCCTGCATTTGAAAACTTAACGTATGTTTGTCCCGGTCCTGTGTCTCTAGGAAAAACATCATTTAAAATAAAATCTCTAGCCTTTTCCCATCTTTCAGTTGACTTTAGGATTTGCATAATATCACCTAAAGTGGGACTTGATTAGATAAACAGTATCAGAACTAATACCATATTCATTACCGATGGACTTGTGAGAATCCACAGCCTTGACGATATTCTTAATTTCAAGAGCAGTTAAGTCAAGGTTAGATTCTTGAAGATGGTCCTGCATTTTACAGATATCTCCAATGTGGTCATAGTTTAGATAAGACCTATAGACTTCACTTTTCTTAAGAATTCTTAACTCATCATGAGCAGACAATAGTTTAGAATTAATCTCTTCCTTAATGATTAGGTTAAAAGACTCGACCAAATCAACCAAATCTCTGAATTCTTTTTGGTCCTCACTCTTAGGGAGGAAAGCATTGGGGTCACGCTGAATTGCTTTAATCAAAGTAGTTAAGGCTCTAATCTCATTCGGGTGGTCAACCCCTTCCTCTCTATATGTTTCAAAAATTGAACGACCAAATAATCTAAGGGCTTGCTTATTTGAGAAATCCGATGAAGAGAAAAGCGCACCGACCAATGATGCAACGTCTCTTTCAATCTCCTTAGCCATCTGGCTTTTTCTCTTGGCCCCATATGTTGATTTAAGAGCAGATGCGAAACCTTCTGCTAACGGTTGCATGGTTTCATAAGTTAATTGCTGACCGACTCCCTTGAACTTCTTAAGGAAAGCATTCATTTGTTTTACTCTAGAACGCTTGATTACTGCCCCGGCACTTTTTCTCATTCTTTGAGTAAGTTGCCCTGAGTAAGTTCCTGAAGACTGAAGGGCGATAAGGCTCCCTGTAAATGGATAATTTACAGCAATACCGGAAGACAAGTCTTCAACCTCGACGAATAGTTTGTTGAGCAGTTCACCTAACTCGTCAATAGAAGCCCCCTTTCTTCTTTTACCTTCAATTGAAGTAAGGACAGGCTTAACGTCTCTTGCTGCTCTTTCGGTGTATGTTCTCACATCACCGCCGCGAGTTTGGACTTGAATACCATATTGGTCTTTTTCACCCTTATCTCCACCGCCTCCTCTTCTTGTGCGGACAGAACCTCTAGGTGCTTCTTCAAAGGCTAGTTCCAAATACAGATTTAAGAATTCATCAATGTCTTGGTCCAATGAAGTGTCCTCTCTAATATTAGGGTAGTGTTTTCTAAGAGAACCTAGTTCTGAGAAATAAACAGGTAGTCTAACAGAACCTTGGACAGACTCTTCGAGTTTAGCCAACTTACCCATAAGGAAATCTAATTGGGCTTCAATCCTATTTAGTGCAACAGAAGCAGATGCCTTGTCTACTCCTTTCAAAAACGGAATAACAATTTCCTGAACAATGTTTTCTTTAATCTCTTCTCTTGTTTCTGAAAGGCCTTTGTTTTTAGCGTAGAAAACCATTTGGTATCCTACATTTTCTAGGACAATTAAAGAGAGAGGGTCCAATGAAAGTTTAGTTTCTAACTCTTCTTCGTATTCGCCATCATCGAAAATATCTTCAACATATTCTTCAGCAGCGGTCAAAAGATTGTCGTCAACTGTATCATCTAAACCAACATCTGTAACTTCTTCTCCTGCAATATTGATAGATGTAGTCGCAGTATCGGCATCTTGTGGTCCCTCGACTTCATCTTTCAATTCTGCTAAAGAATCTTCTCCCCCTTCATCATAAGTCTGCAAGGTTTCTTGAGTAGCAAGAAGATTTTCTACAAGTAAAGCAGCCATTCTGTCTTCCATCTCAAAAACATTAGCAACGCTAATATCAACTTCAGGGAAGTCACGGAAATAATTAAGATTGTTATCTTTGATTAACTCTTGCATAGAAGAAACAATTTCAGATAAACGTTCATCAGATTTAACTTCTTTAGCAACATCACTAAGTTTATCAGGCAAATCATTAAAAGCCTTTTCAATATTAGCAAAGTCAGAATACATCTTTTTTCTGTTGGATGCATTCAGTCTAGACTTTGCAGAGAAAAATGTTTCAAAAGGAACACGGGCAGTAGTAATCTTTACTCTTGAAATATCTCTGGCCCGCATTCTTGGTAAAACACTAGCAAGAAGGTCAATGCTTTCTCCATACTTCTTTTTAAATTCATCGTCAATCAATGGGGTCATCAAATATTTACGAAGTTTTTCTAATTTTTTATCCATAAAGGCTTTGTCCACCTTTACTCTTGACCTAGCAGAAGAACCTCTAGTGAATTGCGCTCTATCGAAACTAAACTCATCACCTGTTCCAATGGCTTCAGACAAAGGACGACCTTTGTATCTAAAACCTAGGAGAGATAAATCTTTAAGAAACTTTTTGAATTCAACTTGAACTTCTTGAAGAAGTGCAGTTTCATCTCGCTGACTTGCATCAATGCCTGTTTCATCAGATTCGAATTGTTCTTTAAGAGCCGCGATATCTTCGTTAGAAAGGTCGGTTCCTCTTAATCTAAAGAACTCATCACGTTGAGCCCTTTTGTATTTAAGTTTGCCTTTGGGCAAACCTGCAAGAGCAGTATTGATAGATTGAATTTCGGCAGGAGTTAGAGGTTCAACCATCGTTCTCAACCTCCTTTAATACATTAAGTTCTTTAACTAACAATTGATATACTGCCGATTGGAAAAATTCTGCATTGTCTTCTTTATTTTGAACAATTTGTTCTAAATGTTCTTTGAACTTATTAGGAATGCTTTGCTTAAAACTAGAAATAGCGTCACTTAACTTGCCGAAGGCATCTCCTACCTGCTGAACCTCGCCTCCCGCTGATGAACCTTCTCCCGCGTCGGACAAAGCCTTTAACTCTTTAGCCAATTCATTCGCAATAGAGGGGTCTTCGTATTCACTAGCAATTCTTGCTAAAATTGCCAAAGATAAGGGAGCATCCCTGTTTTGAGTAAGAGAACCTGAAGCCAAATCAGAAACATTTAATCTAAAAGCCTTTTCTGTCTTCAATAAGTTAGGTTCTTTCACGGTTTCTAAGAACCTTTCAATAAAGTTAGGATTTTCTTCTAAATTTTCTTTAACTGCCGACTTTACGCCAACGCTAAGAATTAAATCTTTATTGAAACGTAAAGAATCATCAAGTAATTTAGATTCTGCAATGTCCTCGATATCAATATCTTCATCAATCATTCTATCAATCAATTTATCAATACCTGTCTCGTTATTTAAGAACTTTGTGGTATTAATAGGCACAAAGCCTAAGTCAGCATAGGTTTCAGGCATTTCAAATTGTGGAAAATAAGAAGAATATGCTTCCTCATCAAACCTTTCAATCTCTTTTAGTAGTTGAAACAGTTCTTCTGCGTATTCTGCCTCAACAATAATCGAGGGTTGCGCTCCACCCTTGCTCCATTTTTCCCATTGCCGGTTAAATGCATTGATTTTTGCTTCATCATCTGTTGCTTCAAGTTGCGAATATGACCTAATTCCGCCAAAAAGTTCCTTATTTGCGACCGATAATTGCCTCAAAAGGGCGTCCTGAGAGGCTCCTTTTGACGATAAAATGTTAAAAAGTTGCGATTTCATGTCCTCTTTTGACTGTTTTAAGTCGAAAGTTTTGCCTCTTTGGAACAAAGAAAGCACAATTGGGTTAAGATTTCTGGTTTTTAAGTCAAAAACCTTAATCAAATTCGAATTTGTGGACCCAACATCGGGTAACATCTGGATAATTGCTAGTCTAGTGTTGCCGCCTTTCTCAATATTAGGTAATCTGCGGAAAATTTGATAGATTTTCTCAAAATTTAACTCAGAAACAGTAATTTCTTCAGCATATTCGAAACTTTCATCAATTTCTCCAAAAACTAAACCCTGTTTTCTAAATTTTCGCTCAATTTCTGTATAATTTACTAAATCAGGATAGGCTCTCTTAAGATTTTGGATAATTTTGACTAATTTTCGCTTTTCAGGCAAAGTTTCAAGACTCTGAATGCGAATATTTTCTTTTATTTTTTCTAAAGCCTTCTTTTGTTCTTCAAGGGTGTCCTTTTCAAGTAA